AGCTCTTTCTCTTTCAAGAATAGAGTTAGTAGGTTCGCCATCATATCGGGGCTTTGTTGCGTCAAGTAGTGCTTGTAGTATGACAGTTAAGAATAGAGTCTTCTCTGCCGTTCTAAGTTCAACTTGCTCGTCTTCTGCTAGGACTATATCCTTTATTTGCATTTGCTCTCAACCATGCTTTTGGTATTCCCTCTCCACCTTTGCAGTAAAGAAACCCATGCTTATCACACCAATCTGCATAAGTCATCTTACCACCTTTGTATAGTTTTCTATTTGGATTATCAAAGACAAACCTAATATCATGTTCAGGATGCTGGTCACGAATAAACAAATGTTTCTTTCTGTCTTCCAACATAAACCTTCCCTTGACTTCTAGTATGATGCCATTAGGAAGAATAAAATCAGGTATGTACTTCTTATCCTCTTGCCACAAGTAGGGTATGTTAAATGTTTCATACTCAAACTCAACTTTATTTTTATTTAAGAAACAAGCACAGTTATACTCTGAATTAGAACGATAGTTGTGCTCGTTTCTATCTCTAGTTTTTTTCTTACCCATTAGGCAACTTCTTTTACATCAGGTACTTTACCTACCTGAGTAAGGTATCTAATACCATTAGAGTATTGGAACTTTCTAAGTCCTCGTCCACCATTAGCATCCTTCCAGCAATCCTCTTTGAAGGGACAGTAGACACAACCAATAGCAAGCTTTCTGTTACCAGATTTACCATCCTCTTCATCAGGATAGCATCTTGCAGGTGGTATATCAGAACTGATAAAGTTCTTAACCTTTCCTATTCGTTGCTTTGCATTTATCATTCTGATAGGCTCAACTTTCATAACAGCCATTTCACCAGATGATTTATCAATGGCAAAGAAAGCAGCTTCTTCGTCTTTACCTGCTTCGGCATAGCCAGATATCTGAGCTATATATCCGAATGGGTCATCAGTATGTAGCGTACCTTCTTTAAACTTCTTGAAGGCATAGGAAGAAGCAGACTTGATATCTACCACAGTACCATCTATACGACAGTCCTTATGGCCTTTAACACCATCAATCTCTACTTCTTTCTGTTGCTCTGTTACCTCATGGCCTGACAGGTCAGTGAGTAGAATAAGAAGAGCCTCTAGGATATCTCCCATAATAAACTTTAGTTTAGTTTGACCGTCAATCGGTGCTGGCTCTACTGGACTTTTTAGTTCATACCAAAGCTGTCTATCTGGCTTACCAATCTGTGACATACGTAGTGAAGTCATCTTCTCACGCTTGCCCTCACCTAATTGACGAGAAACAGACCTAGATATTTCCATAGCAAAGTCACGAATCTTATCACGATTCTGAACAGTTGAAGTATTAATTCCTGTCTCTAACAGAGTATGTATATCTTCAATTAAAGTATCTATAGTTTTCATTTGTTTTCCTTTTCTAAATACCTAGTTAGATACCATAAAGCTTTTGAAAGGTCTTGGTCTTTACCTTTGTATTGTTCTCTCCAAGTATACTTAATTACATTACCTTTACAAAAACCTCTAAACTCTTCTGGTGATAATGCTGATTCAATAGCTTGAATACATTGTATATCACCATTCTTATAATGTGGTGGATTATTTACATAATCAGTCATCTATAATATCTCCTTAATAATTGGCGTACCCACCCTACACTAGCCAACTCACTACCATATTACAATATGTGTAGCACCCTTGTTGATGTTATGTTTTAGCTACCAGTGTTACCAAAGGGGATATCGTCATTCAAGGTATCCACTGCACTATAACCGTCAGGCACAACATCAAAGTCATCAGACCCATCAGAGTATTCAATCAGGTTGGTAACCTGAACCTTTTGAAGTTCAGCCCCCATACCAGTTTTACCTGCATACTCCCACTCATAGGTCTTGAACAGGACATTAATATCAGAACCGTTACCAATCAGAGTACCATTCATAGGGTTCTTATTGGCATCCACCAAAGCAGGTGCTTGGTTCTGCGTACCATCTTTACGATTAACCTTACGTTTAATGGTAACAAAGTCACCACGGTCATCGCCCTTATTCTTAATCGACAATCCCATCTGACGAGCCTTATTAAGTTCGTCACCTTCGATAGCCAAGTCAACAGACCATACTGGCTCAAAAGTAGTATTAGGGTTTGCAACGCTTGCCCAATGGGCTTTACCTGAAAGTACTGGCATAATTTTCATCTCCTTATTTAGTTTACTGTGTGGTCTTAGCCACTTCTGATTTTGAAAGTATACAACATACAAAATAGTATGTCAACAAGTATTAGTGTGTTTCTGCCCAATTGTTTCCAATTTTATATTCACTATCCAGAGGACAATTAACTGATAGTGTTTTTTCTACCTGCTTCATTGCTCTCTGTGTAAGCTCACCAAATCTTTCTGCTTGGTCTACACGTACTTCAAACTGATACTCGTCATGTATAGACGCAACAAGATTGTAATCATAATCTCGTTGCGTCATTAAAGTTATTTGCCGCAACCATTCTTTGCAGATGATAGCACCTGCACCCTGTAACAATAGATTCATAGCTGCGTGTTGTTGTCGCACCTTTAGAAGTCTGCCATCAAGTCCACGAATATATCCAGTGCCTGATGCTCTATCAACTTTATCACGCAAAGTCTTTAGGGCTGGCATATTAGACATAAACTTGTCCATAATTTTCTTTCCTTCTTTAGCACCACCACCCACGATACTACCAATCTTTGCTGGACCTGCACCGTAAATTAAAGCATATATAAATGTCTTTGCTGAATCCCGGCTAGGTAGTCCTGCAGCTTTCTGATTTGCAGTGTGGATGTCACCACCCACCACTTCATCAGTAAATTTCTTGTCACCCATATAGTGTGCCAAGCATCTAAGTTCAAGCGAACTAGCATCACAACCTAACAGCTTGTACTTATCACTGCTAGTCATCCAAACCTGTCTACATTCCTTACCGTAGGGAGAATAGACAGCAGGAACTTGAGCCATGTTTGGAGAGTTGTGAGCCATACGCCCTGTGATGGCTTTCAAGGTAATAACTCTACCATGAACCTTACCATCTTCTTCCACCACGTCAAGCCAAGACCTGACCTGTGAAACTCTCTTTTGTAACAACAAATATTGTGCAATCTTTTGTGCCTCTGGTATGTTTACATCTTTCAGTGTACCTTCGTCCACAATTGGTTGACCTGTAGGTGTGAAGTTCTTAGGCTTCCAACCTTTATCCATCAGGCGTTTACCTATCTGTTGTCTTGATGCAGGATTGAATACTTCTACATTGTCCTTTAAACGCTTTCCTGTCTTCTCTGAGTAGCGTTCTGTGACAATAGGTGGGAAGATACCCTGCATCTCTTCTTCGATAACTGTAGCCTCTTCTGAGAGCCTTGCAACAAGGCATGAGGCTTCTTGTATGTTAAGAGTAAATCCATTCTCTTCTTGCTTGTCTACGATTGCTCGTACCTGATGTTCAAGTTCAATAGATTTACCAGAATACTTCTTCATTTGAGGAAGTAAATGTTCATATAGTTTTACAGTAACAACTACGTCTTGTTTACAATACTTCAACATCTCTTCAGAGAAATGTGTAAAGTCGTTAAACTCTATCTTTGGATAGCCAAGTCTTTGACCCCAAGCTTCAAGAGAATGTCCACCTTCAAGAGATGGGTCATAAAGCTGAGATAGAATTAATGTGTCACGTATCTTACTCAAAGGTATATTGCTACCTGTTAAACGGTTTACTACTGGTGCATCAAAAGACACACCGTTATGCATGACAAAGACATCAACACTCTCTGACCATGCAGGAAAGTCCTTGATGGACTCCCCATACCATGTGTCTACTGCACCTGTATCTAAATCCTGTGCTACTATACAATGCACAACTGTTGCATCAATAGCATCTGTTTCGATATCAAGTACTACTCTTTTCATAGTTCCACTAACTCCGCTTTCTGATATGGTATGTGGAAAAAGCTTTCACCTTTTACACGATAACTAAATAACTTCTTCACTTCTGATTCAGCAACAACAAAGTCTTTGATTCGCCATGCCATCTTTGCATCTGTTCTGATAACATAGAAATTAAAGAAATGATTATCTGCTCCTAACTCTGCCATCCTGTTAATCAGTTTGTGTTTACGATATGGTATCCTGATTTCCTTCCATGTCTCAGGCCAATCACCACTCCACTGGTTTTTCATCTCTGCTTCTGAGAAGTATATATTATCTCCTTTATCAAGTAATTAATAATGGCTTCTTTTGCTTTGCCATCATTCTTCTCATACACCTCACGAATAAATCGTCTGTTGTATGCTCCATCAATCTTAGCTACCTTCATTTGTGCTCTCCTGTTTTAATTTGTATATGCCCCATCTTTTTTTACCATTGGATACTAAGGTTGTTTCTATATCATGTCCTTCCTTTTTTAACTCGTGTATCCTTGAGTTTAGTTGCATACATCCAAACTTATCTAAAGCTTCAATAGATGTTAAAGTTTTTCCTGATTTTAAATGTTCAAGTACTTCATATTTTATACTCATAGAAAGTCTCCTATATCTTCTGCGTTTGCGTCTACCTCAAATGGGTTCTCAATCTCTGACATTCTGCCAGTTTCTTTGTCGTACAGAAGATAGGTTGCTACACCTGTCTCACCTGCATAACGGTTCTTTAGTACCCTGACTGCAGTTGTGTTTGCCTGTATAGGGTCTTGTGCTTGCTGGTCACGTTCCAATGCAATCACTGCATCACTAATCTGTGCAATAGAATGTGAGCCACGTAGCATGGACAGAGATATTTCTTTGCCCTGTTCCTGACCTTTATCGCCTGATGCTCTACGCAAGTGAGATACAAGCAGCATTGCACATCTGGTTTCTTCTACTAGTGAACGTAGCTTAGTCATAAGCTGGTCAATGTTTCTGCGTTCATCCTCACCTTCCAAGCCTGACACAAGAATGGACAGGTGGTCAATGATAATGAACTTACAGTCCAAAGCCTTAACCATGTAACGTACACGGTTGAGTATCTCATCTGTAGTAATAGAACCAAAGTGGTCAAAGGCATAGAACCTACGAGTACCAATGGTCTTTCTCTCAAACTCTTTGAGTTGTTCCAAGCTGTACTTCTCTCGTATCTCTTTAATGTAAATACGGTCACTAGCCTGTACCGACATTAGATGAAACGCAGTCTGCTTGATGTTTTCTTCCAAAGAGAAGACACCTACATTGTGCTCTGTGTTCATCAACAGGTGATGCATTAACTCACGCATCATGCTGGATTTTCCTGCACCTGTACCTGCGGTAACAGTAATCAGTTCACCTGTACGAATACCAAACAGTTTCTCATTCAGACCCTGATAAGGATACAGACAAGTCTCTACGTCCTCTTCTTCGTATAGCCTGTGTGATATGTCTGCAAGGTTGTGAATACCTGCAGGGGTGTATGGTTTTGCTTCCCACCATGCACGAGTAAACTCTTCACGCTTGTTCATCTTCAGATACTCATTAGCATCCTTATACTGTAAGTCCATGATTTTACAGCGATTTGGTTCAAACAACTGAGCAACTTTGTTGGCTGCAAGTTTACCCTGCTCGTCATTGTCAAAGCAGATAACGATAGTTTCAAACTGATTCAGATAGTCATAGCTACCCTTTACATCTTTTAATGCTGACTGTGCTCCATTCTTGATGGAAACCACAGGCCACTTAGACCCCATCAATTCATAGGCAGACATGGCATCCAGTTCACCTTCACATATGGTAATGAACTTACCCTTCTGTCCGAACTTACTCTGACCAAATAGCTTTGCCTTTGGCAGTTGTCCTTCTGACATGAAGCCTTTGTTTTGTACCTGACGAACCTTGTTAGCAACGTGTGTGCCTGATTCGTCAAAGTATGGATAGATATGTTTTACAATCTGGTCACCAGAAGAGACAGTCTTTACACCAAAGAACTGACAAGTCTGTTGACTAATCTTTCTGTCTGCAAGTCCTGTGACCTGACCATCAGAAAAGTTATTATGGTATACACCCTGTACTGGTGCTGGCTTTGTATATTGCATATCTTCTGTATCCCCTTTCGTATATGCTGTACATGAGAAACAATAACTGTGACCATCTGAGTAAGTTATGTTTGCGTCTGACGAACCACAAGCATCGCAACTTCCTCTGGAAACTTCTTTTGAATCTTCGTATTCCATTTCTTCTCCTGTTTAATTTCTGACAAAGTATACAGTATCTAGTCTGCCATTGTCAAGCACATGAAGCAGACGATTAGTTCTTTTTGTTTCATATCCCATTGCACGACATAACCTTTCCCTATCTTCCAACCATTCTTCTAGATGGTAGTGTGGGATAGTTGTTACTACTTTGTCATCAAATCCTGTTGTAACATAAACATCAATCATTTTTACAATCCTTTTTACCTGCACACTTTATATGATAGCATTGTGGAAGCATGGCATAGAACTCGTTCTTATAGTGTTTAGTCCATGCGTCCTTGCCTACCATTGCTTTACATTCTCGCTGGGTCATACGCTTTTCCAGTATAATCTGGTTGCCTATGTACTCCCAACCTTCATTGTATTTACCTTCAATATAATAAGTTGTATTAGCCCACATACTTATTACCAATACAAACTCTTTCATCCTAACATCCTTTCTATAATTCCAAGTATGGCTACATAAAACATATAGCCAAACGCAGACCAGATTACAATGAACCCGACAATGCTAGTGTCACAATAGCCATAGTCATCCTTTAATCCTAGCTTTCTCAATAGTTTATCCATCATCATCAAGTTCCTCAAGCACATAGTCTGCATAATACTTTGGTCTGCCCTCATCATCCATCTGAGGCACAAACTTCATCACTCTGTGTAGTAAACATTCAATTTTTTCTAGCTTACCTACATCAGACATCCATAAATCATTACACTCATGTAATGTCTGAACTATATTCCTCAAGTCGTTGTGAGCCTTTAAAAACTCTACTCTTTCTTCGTGTGTTATGTTCATGTTAC